TCCTGATGGCTTGATTAGTGACGATGGATGCTTAGAAATCAAGTGTCCGAACACGGCAACCCATATCGACACTATTCTTGGTGGCGAACCAGCAAAGAAGTATTACGACCAAATGCAGTGGCAAATGGCGTGTGCAAACAGAAGTTGGTGTGACTTTGTGAGTTTCGACCCACGAATGCCAGCACACTTACAACTGTTTGTCCAAAGAATCCAGCGCAATGATGTTTACATTGCAGAACTGGAAAGTGAGGTTGTCCAGTTTCTCAAAGAAGTGGATGACAAAGTTAAAAAACTCAATGAAATTAAGGTGTAAATATGGAACAGCGCGATAATAGTGGAGTACTTTTTGCTAATGACAAAAGGGAAAAAGAATCACATCCTAATTATAAAGGAAACATTAGGGTTGATGGGAAAGATTATTGGATTTCTGGATGGATTAAAGAGGGCAAGAACGGCAAGTTCATGGGACTAGCAGTCAGCCCTAAAGAAGACCAACCACAATCTCAAAGCAAGCCTAAAGCCAAGATTCAGGACATGGATGACGATATACCTTTTAATTGAGAGGCTCTGGAAAACCTCTTAAAAAACCAGTAAAAACAACGGGGAAAGCGTAAGTGAGTACCCACTAACTTTGATAGGAGTTAATATGACTTTGAGTTTTGAAGAACGCAAGCAAATATGGTGGGATTGGCATAAAGAGAATCCACAGGTTTGGCAGTATTTTGAGAAGTTTGCCCTAGAAGCAGTAGGACTAGGGCGCAAAAAGGTCAGTCACTGGCTGATAATTAACAGAATTAGGTGGGAAGTCACCATAGTCACAACAGGTTCAGACTTCAAAATCAGCAACGACTACATTGCTTTTTATGCCCGACTCTGGCAAGCTAAGTATCCTCAGTACAAGGACTTATTCAACACAAAACAGATGATTGGAGAGCCAAGATGATTGAAAATGTACTTAACATAATTACCGTTTTGGCTATTGGTGGAGGTGTACTCATACTTGGCGTATGGGTCTTCCTCCACTTCTTTGACGATTAAGCCATCAGAACATCAATGGCAGTCTGGGTTCGGGCAACCCTGTCATCCAAACCATGTGTGCCGCCATTGATTCTCTTAGTTAGACCCGTCATATCGTTGGCATCAGCAAACTGATTTAGCTTATTCTTGTCCCAAAACCACCCTGCGGACAAGGCGGCATACTGAGGAGATGACACCAAGTCAGGGTTATCCAGTAGATCAACTCCCAAAGCCTCTCCACAAGCCCTGTAGTTGTCTTTGCCTGTCAACTGAATCAAACCCCTTCCACGGTACTTAAAACCCTCTCCAGAGGCTTCATTTCCATTGCCCATGCGGTCAGCGTAGACCTTGTTGGCAATCTTCTCAGGATTGCGGTGGTAAGGTTGGGCAACATCCAAACTAGGGAAACGCTTAGGCCAAACCTTTGTCAAACCCTCTGCACTATAGTTCAGGTTTTCTTTGAGAGCAGTGAATCCACCGCTTTCATGAGCGCATTGCCCCAAGAAACAAGCTTGTCTCTCAGGCGTTGATATGTCGAAACGATCAAAAGTTTCATTGATTGCATCTATCCACTCCTCTGCCTTGATAGGCGTTATCTTCAATGCTTGGGCTAACTGTTCACTGTTCATTTGCTCTCCTTCTGGTTAATCATCTCTCTGACTTGATTGTAGGTGGCGATACAGGCGTTGAGCTTTCTGGCGGTGAGGTCGGCTTCGTCTGTGATGGCGAGAATATCTCTAGCAACCTCTGGCTGAAGTTCGGCTGTTGGGGGGTCAGATCGCTCGGCAATGGGGGCATCTGAGGGGGTTGGTAAGGTTGGGCAGGAGGGCGTTTTGACAGGAATCCGCAACCGCAAAGCACCAGACTTGATGTCAGAATCACGCTTTTGAATAACGACTTTTGCATTCTTGTTTGCCTTTACCAGTTCAGTTGCTTGATTTTGCACCGCTGTCACCAGTGCCTGTTCCTTTTGCCTAGCTTCTTGGTTAAGTCGGGCAATCTCCATCTGCTGTTTGGCAAACTCGTCTTGCCCACCCTTGTAATAACCACCGCCAAAGGCACTCAGCACCGCCAAAACGATGCCAAGAAGCACATACGGGTTCAATATACTCATTCTTTGGCTTCTAACTTTGGGTCGCTATCAGCATCAGCATCAGCCTTGGCAATAGCCTTGGCACTGGCTGAAACAGCACTACGACCAGCCACACCACCCAAAACACCAGTTACAAACACCATAATGGTGCTGATTTGCTGTGTGTAAACCTTGTCAATCGGAGCCATGCCTGACATGGGTTGAGTCACATAGGTCACAGAGTACAAGAACATACCCATAGAACCCACCAAAACAATCAACAAGGCAAAAATCACCATTGCCCAAATCCTTACCTCAATTTCTTCAGCAGTCATGCGAGTGCTAGGCTTGTATCCAACTGTAGGCATTATTTTTTCTCCGCTTCAGGTTTAACAAGTTGCTCAGGACAAGTTCCAGTTGCAACACAAACAGGGGGCTTGCAGTCCAAATTATCCCAATTGCGAGGGTCTTGGCAAGGATACCTAAACTTGTCATCGCAACCCATCAAAAGTGTCAACGCAATCAAACAAATTACTCTCATTTCTCTCTCTCCCTATCTTTTTGTTCAACTTGTCTTCTCAACTTCTCAACCTTTTCAACCTGAGTCTTCGCCTCATTCTTAGTCTCCAAGATGTCAAGATAAAGAAATGCCATCAAAGGCAAAAGCAAAGCAATCAGTACGCAAGCCGCAATCCAACCCATTACTTCTTCCCCCAATGGCTTACGAACACGAACCACATCCACAGGTAAAGGAGGAATATAAAAGTCGCTACCACTGCCGCTAGCTTTGCTTGTAGGTTTCTTTCTTCCTCTTTGCGTAGCCATGCCTCTTGCCTCTTGATCGCCTCTTGCTTCAACCTTGCCTGAGTCTGCTCCTCCTCAATCTTGTCTTTCATGCTGAAGACCTCTGAGTACAGTGCGCCCATCTCAGGAGGGCTTTGATACACCATGCACTCACGAATCTGCACCACCAACGCATCCATCTCTTGCTGTGCCATCACCCTCTTTAAAGCCGCTTCCATGTGGTTTTGGTCAGGGTCATAAACAGTCAGACTCTTTTCTTCTTCTTCCCTTATATGTGCCGCCAACTGCTCCTGAAGCCTGAAAAACTCAGTCAGATTCTTGACAATATCAACTTTGACTTGGGTTTCGTCAACAGCAACGAACTTTTCCTTCTTTTTCGCCACAGGCTTGGGCGTTGACTGCTTTGCCTTGGGTTTGAAGAAGTTACTAAATTTACTCCAAAATCCAGTAACTTCCTTATAAACGCCAGCAACCTCATCAACAGTTGACTTGACCTCCATGAAGGACTCTTTGGCTTGCTTGTACAGGTCACAGCCAGCTTGAATCTGCTTGACAAGTCCTGCCGCAAGAAGGCAAATGCTAATCGGGTCAATTTTGTGTCCTTATTTTTTCAAAGGCACATTTGACACATCAAACTCATCTTTGGCAGATGGCGCACCAAATGGATACTGTTGTTTTTCTTCAGCAGTAATGATGTTGGTCAGTGGCTCAACGACAAGTTTTGTAAATGCAGTTGGGGAGGTTAGCTTTTCTCTTGCTGTTGACAAATACTTGATTGCTTTTGCGCCTTTAGGGTCAAGCAATGCTTTTGCCAATGTTCTTTGAGACAAGAAAAGCGCACCACCAGCAACTGCGGCAGTACCAAGATTGTCAGTGACCTTTTGTTGTTGTTCAGGACTCAACAAAAAATAATATCCAAGACCTAATGTTGGGGTAAGAATATTTAAAGCCGCACCTGTTGTTCTATAGTTTAGCCCCGGCATTGCTTTTGCCTCAACCAAACCCAACTTAGCACCTTCATTCATTTGCTTGATAGCGGCATCTTGTGGCGTATTGCCAAACAATCTGTTATATGTGTTTGCAAAAGCCTTGTCTTGTTCTAAGTTTTTTGCAAATTGCAACATATTTTCAGGTGTGCTAACCATCGCTTCAAGATAGCCGTATCGCAAAGCATCAATAATTTCATTTGCTGGTTTTTTTGACAACTTAGATGCCGCAGTCACAGACTTAAACAAGTCAAGAGTTGGCGTTTCTTTCCCAGCCGCAAACAAATGTCCACCAACTTCTTCTGCATTTTTTGTTAGTGCTTCTTGTATTGCATCAGTTTGAAGACCTTGAATCCCCTCTCTGTATGTTTTGGTGACATTCCTATATTTTTTAAGAGTATCACCTTTTAAAGTTGTATTAGCAGAATAATCCATAGCCTTATCAAACTGAGAAATCAATTCACTTATTGTTTGTGAGGCACGACTATCTTTTTCGCTAGAAACACGAGAATTGTATTTGTCTCTATTTTCTGCAAGCCAACGACTTCTTATTTGATGAAGCGTAGGAACATCAAGTTCTGTTGGCAGAGCCTTCATTTCATTAAGAATAGATTTTTGACTATTTGTTAAAGCAGAAGGATTTGCCAACAATTTATCAGCAAATGATTTGATGCCAAAGGTTGTTACCTTAGATTTTGTGTCAGCAAAAATGTCTTTATAAATTGAATCAACTGAATCACTTAGTGATTTTTCACCTTGTTTGATAAAATTTTGTAAGATTTGACCAGACGAATATTGAGAAGATGTGTTTGTCCGCAAAGCCATGTCAAGTTCAGGACTCTTTACAAGAGACTTCAATATATCCTTAGAACCTGTCATTAACGCATCTTGGATTTCTTTGTCTTTGTCTTTAAATACGCCAAATGTCACTGGTGTATATACAATTCCTTCTAAAGCGGCAAATAAGTTTGCACCTGTTCTTTGACTTGCTGGCAATGTTGAGTTGTATCGTTGTAAAAATTCTTCTGCGGCTTTGTTTGCATCAGGTGCATTTTTAGAAGTGAATCCAAGTTTGTCAGCACCAAAGCGCAAAACTTTGCCAAATCCTTTAAGAACAAGATTGCCACCAGCATCCCATGCGGCTTCTTCAATTCCTGCTTGGGTTGCCAATGATAAAGATGGAGTCTCTCCCCTAGAAACTTGTTCGTAAAGCTCACCTCCAAAACCACCAACACCAGCACCAACGGTACTAAGCGGGAATGGCAATGGTGCTCCAACAATTAATCCACCTAACTCCTGAGCACCAAAAGCATCTCGCTGACGATACTCAGGACTCATAATAGATTTGCTCATATCTACATTTGAGGGTTCTGTCTTGTCCCCAATTAGAGGAAAATTGCTTACATCAAATTCGTCAGCCATTTCAGCCTCCAATGTACAGTTCTTTTTTCAGTTGATTGATTTCAGCATCTTCTTGCGGTGTCTTGGATTTTTTACGCTTGACATTTGTAACCAACTCTTGCAATCGACCAAGTTTGTTTTGAAATTCAATCCTTTGGTCGGCTTCATTAAATCCAATCAAAGATTCTTTGTTTGCTTTCTTATATTCTTTTGCTCTGTTGTAGGTGTACTCATTTTCTGCCAAATCAACCTTGAGTAACCCAACCAATCTCTTGATTGTTTCTGGTTGTTGCAAAGCATTAGGAGCAGTCTTCTCCAAACTCGCCAATTCTTTTGCCGCCAACGAGCCGGGATAGTTCTTGACCAATGGGAAGATGTATCTAGTACCCATTGCTTGAATAAGCTGAGTATTCGATGTGGCATTCTTTAAGTCACTTCCAACAGGGATGCCAAGAGAAATCAAAGCACCAACAACTGCTTCTTTCCCTTCTGCAAATTTTCCAGTAAATGCGTTTTCTAAAGAAGTTTCTAGCGTAGCAATATTGCGCTTTGATGCAGTTCCTGCCGCAACAGCAGACCCAAGATTCTTGAAGTTCTCAGCAGTATATTTACCTGTTTCTTCAGCTTCTTTCTTTTGTCCAGCCGCAAGAGCTTTCCCAAGCATCCCCAAGCCTTCACCAAGAGATTCCTCTAAGGATTTGCCTTGTGTCAATTTGTTAATTCTTGCTTGAACAATATCGTATTTCTTTTTATCTTTAACAGGGTCAAGTACATCCAACTCTGCCATCAAGTCAAAGATTTCTTCAGTTGGTCGTTTATCTGTCTTTTCAAGTTGCTTGACAAGCTCATCGTTATATTCTTTAGTTCCTTCTTTAAAGCCTTTGCTTTGTGCAACCAAACGAGCTTTTTGGATGTCTTGTGGTACTTTGTCTGGACTTTCAACTTCTCTTAGGTCAGCAACATTTCCGCTAACCTTATAAGTTGCCATGCTTGCAGGGGTGTATTTACCTGAACGAAGCAATTGTTCAAATGGGTCAGCACCTTGTTTTTCACGAAGTCGTTGAGTAGTCAAAGCCATTTCAGACATTGATTTACGAGCACTTTCAGCAATCTTCATTGCTAACTCAGGAGCAGTTTGGGCATATTTCTGAGCAACTCTCAATTGTTGTTCAGGGTCGCTTGGGTCAAGTTCACTCAAGATTTGCTGTTGCAAACCAATCATGCGTAACTGTGGGTCTTGTCCACCCAAAGCACCACCAACAACATCACCCAACTGCTGACCACCACGGTAGAAACCATAGTCTGCTTGTTGCATAGGAGATAACTGTGCAAATGCCAATGCACGATCACGCATAGCCGCTTGACGCTTTTGCAAGTATTCCATCTCTGCCGCACGAGAGATTTCAGGACTGAACATCCCACCCACAATAGATGAAGGTTGATTTGCCATCAATGGCTCAAATTGAAAAGGTTGCTGTATATATGGGTCAGGTGGGTTAAGTGGTATATTTAACATCCCAGCAGGAGAAGTACTAGGTTTGATAAAAAATTCTTCATTAAATCTTCTTCGTGCATTTTCTATGCTTGTAGTTACTGGATCAGTAACTTCTTGTTCAAAGGGTAAGTCAGTATTTGCCATGATTTATTCCTTAAATACTTGGGTTATAACCAAAATCAAAAGCACTTGAAGGTCTTAGTCCAAGACCACCAGTTGAAGTTGGCGTTGACAAAGAATAATCTAATTGTTTAGGCGGATTAAAGTATTGATTTAAACCATAACCTACATAAGGATTATCTGCAAGTCCCATCAATGCTTTACCAACGCCACTACCAGCCGTACCTTGAAGGGTTCTTGCCGCACCAAGTCCACCAGTCAACAATGCTTCTCCAACATTAGCACCAGCAGTAGCTGTTTGACCGCCTAACAGTCTTCCCATCTCCAATGGCTGTTGACCAAGAGACTCAATGGTAGAACCAGCACCCAAGTAAGCACTGAATGGACTCAAAGCACCAACCTGACCAGCTTGGTACTGACCCATTAAGCCAGCACCAGAACCTAGCAATCCTGCACCAAAAGCCACATTCTGCTGACCAGCTTGTTGAGCCTGAGAAGCCAATTGCAAGTCTTGTTGTGCCAATGCGTTGTAATAAGCCTCCATCTCAGGAGTAGTAGCACCCAATCCAGCCGCACCACTAGGGCGCAACCCTGTAGCACCTACTGACAAGCCACCACGACCTGTTTGGAACAACTGGTTCTGCAACTGAGCATACTGACGCTCACGGCTAGGTGCAAGCAAATCTTGTTGCTGACGCATATATTGAGATGCCACTTGTTCAGGTGTCTGTTGTAGGTACTGCTGACCTAATCCAAACAATCCTGTAGCACTTTGTTGAAGCGGAGCATACTGTTGCTGTGCCATCTCAGCCTGAGTCAAAGCACCGCCTGTAAGAGCCTGTAAACGGTCTTGATAGGCTTTGAGTTCAGGAGAGACTGTGTAGCCAGCACCAGTTAAGTAACCGCTAGGGTCAAACTGGAACTGAGAAGCTCCATACCTAGTAGTAACCCCTACAGGCCGAAACTTAGCCGCTTCAGCCGCAATTCGTGCCGCCTCAAGCTGTGATCTTGCTGAAGTTTCAGCCGCCCGTTGAGTAGCCCTACTTTGCATCGAACCGCCAAGCAGTGATGCGCCCCCCATAACTAATGCCGCTTCAAGTCCCATCATATTCTCCTGACAAATATTTGTCTTAATTTTTCATCTGAACCAACAAAATCTTTCAGATATTCAAACCCAACAATACTTAGAAATTTCTCATGCTTTACATCACCTATCTCATGTATTGCATAAATCTCACTTCTATGTATCTCAAACAACTTTCTCAAATCACCTAACAAATCTTTCTTCACTTCCTTTGTCCACTTCACACAATCGCAATGTATAAAAGTGAAACCAAAATCATTTTCCAAAAAGACAATGTAATCATTGTGATAGATTACTGGTGTCTTCACGCAGTCCTTTTCCACATGAAGACAGTAATGTACGGTTGGTAGTTAGCATTTGTGCCACTTGAACCAGTTGTACTGTTTGTAACAGTAATTCCAGTAGTAGCAGTACCGCTATTTACAGATAAACCTTCAACCATTCGTTTTTCACTTTGTCCTGTTTGCGCTTGCGCTCCACTACCTGTTTGATTAATTAAATGATTATGTCCGGGGTCTGTAACAGTTGCTGTGTGAGTGTGGCTTACAGTGATTGCATCTGCACTACCACCAGTTTCTTCAGCAGTATCAAACAATGTATTACTAGAATCAAAACCAACCATGACACGACCAGCACCAAATGCAGTCCATGTGCCAAAGCCAAGTAAAGTTGCAGGATTAGTCGAAACAACTGCTGTATATATAGCACCTACAGGAAATAATGATGCTTTTACAGCTTGTACAAATGCAGTTGTTGCAAGTTTTGTACTGCTATCTGTAGAACTCTGAGTTGTTGCAACCGTACCAGTTGGAAGTGTAGGCGTACCAGTAAAGGTAGGACTTGCCAAATCTGCTTTGGTTGCAATGGCAGTAGCAATGTTGTTGAACTCAGTATCAATCTCTGTACCTTTGACAATCTTCAAAGGGTTGCCAGAAGACAAATTGTCTTTGGTAGCAAAATTCGTACTCTTGGTGTAATCAGACACAATACTCTCCTTTAACTCAGTTTGCCATTCTTGGCTTGAATTTCAATCTTCTGAATAGACAATGCCGAACCATTGATGTCTGATTCATAACCTGTTTGAACAACTTTTCCAGCACCTGATGCCGCAACAGTCAAAGTCTGTAACGCAACACCATCAGAATAGTAAGCAATCGTGGTGGCATTTGCACCATACTCAGCAATACCGTAATAGTAAACACCTTGTTCTGGAATGCTTGTATTGTCAGACAAGTAGTTTGTCTTGAAGTCAAACCCCCACTTAAATGTCACCACTTGGTTTGTTCCACCAATCACAACTGTTGACAACTTTTTCAGAATTGAAGTTACATTCTGGTCGCCAAGATCAGCATGATTGGTGTAATACAACATACGATAAGAAGCGTTGTAATCTTGGTATGTGTTGTAGTACCCAATGTATCCAGTTTTGCCAATGTAAAGACTTCCATCTCTGCGAGACAAGAATGATTTAGGCGTGATCGAATCCCAAGTAGTTACCCTTGCAGAACCATCAGGCAAATAAGCCTTGGTATCAAAGCACCAAGTGGTGTCAATACTAGGTGTTGTCAACAAGTAAAAGGCTTCACGCTCAGAGTACACAGACTTGATGTTTGCCAATGTCTCACCAGCCACAGCACCCATCAAATCATTACGAATATTCTTTGACAAGTCTCTCTCAGGTGCAGACTTCTCTTGAATCGTTCTCATCAACGATCTGACACCAGAGTTTGATAAGAACAACACATCAGTGCTTGTGGTCTGAATACTGTCTCTAGCAATGCAACCAATGCCCTCAACAGTGTCACTCAATGTCATAGTTGATGGTGATGTTGCACCAGAATAAACAAGAATCTGCCGCCTACCAAAGATGAACAAGAAACCATTGTGAGCCGCCAAACCAGTGATCTGGTCAGCACCATTCACCCACACATTGTTCACATTCAATGAACCAGCAGTACCTGTTGACCACACATGACCTGAAATCAAGTCACTGAAATAAACAGTGGCATTTACAGAGGTAGTGTTAGCCGCCCATAATCTACCAAACGCTGAAATCACAATGTCAGCATCAGGTGCAGTAGCTTGATAACCAGTTTTTTCTGAAACTCTACGGTATGTTGTAGTCGATACAGCAGGGTCATAGATCAATGGATTGTGACCAGACTGAAAGAAGTATGTAATGCCATTCAAGGATGCACACTGCCAATTGCTTGCAGTAATGGTTGGCGCAGTACCCCCACCCCCATAGGTAAGTTCAGTCACAACATTTGTAGAACTCAACTTGAATATTTTGTTGTTTCCAGCAAACAAGACCGTCAATGTTCCATCAGCTTGAACTAACTCATGGATGACTTTGACATCATTTGCGCCCAAGTCACCAGAAGAAGAATTGACCCTTGACCAACCTTTGCGTGAGCCAATACGACCATATTGGTCAATGATGCAATTAGTCGCAACCAAGGCAAAACCAGCATTCAAATCAAGAGGCGAGTCTTGAGTATTCAGACCGTAGAATCCCGGTGCTGAGATGCTGAATGTCTGAATAGGTTGGCTCATACCGCTACAAACTCCTGATTCTCAGGGTAGCGAGTGCCTTCCAATGCAATGTAATCAGAGAGCATAGACTTGTACAACAGATAAGCCTCAGATGAAGACAAACCGCCATCTTCACCACGCTCTACCAATGCCCGAGCATAAGCATTCTGAGCCACCAACACATCAGGCACAGAGATGATTGTTGCATCTGATGACAATGTGGCTTGTGGGACTGTCAGGCTAAATGGGATGCTGTAAACACCATCAGGGCGAGGATACAGCGTTACTTTGGTGTCATAGCTACCATTGACACCATCAAAGGCGTAATAGGCAGGGATTCCATCAACAGGTGTAGAGAAGTTCTGAAACCTATTCATGGTTGCAAAATCAATGTTCTTCATGCGAATGTTGCTTGTGACATTCAACACATCAAGAACTTGGAACTTTTGACCAGAACCTGTCAAAGCATAAGAGTATGTGCCTGAAGTAGTGCTCAGAGTGATTGTTGTGCCAAGAACATTCCAAGCAAAAGCATCTTCTACTTGACGCTTGGCATCATTGACAAATTTGCCAATGAGGGAAGAATAGGTTGTTTCGGAAACAGTTGAAACAGTTGCTTCACGCAACCTAACTAAAACATCGTTTACAAGTTCTAAGTATGTCATCTGCTTGCCTTCGCTTTGTTCCTTGCGGATATAGCTTTAGCTTTTGCCTTTGCGTCAGCCTTTGAGGATGCACCCCATGCTTTAAGCGAAAGAAGCAGTCTTGTCGGTTCACCTTTCTTGTCGTATTCAGCACCATCGTTGCCAGCCATACGAGCCAAAAAGCTTGCTCTGCGAGGGTTATCCCCCGACTTTACTGGTGCTTTCAGGTTGCCACCAGTTTCTGCATTATAGGATGCTCTCCCCTTGGCATTCAACCCCCCTTTAACATTTTTGCCCTCGGAGCGTTGCCAAGCTGGAGTTTTCATTACTTCACCTTTTTTGGTTTCTTTGCAGTCTTTGCCGCCTGTTTAAAGTCAGCCGCTGTAGGTGCATTCTTAGAACCCACCTTGTTCATCTTCTCGCCAGACCCTTCGGCTATTCTTTTTCTTTTAGCCCAAATATTGGAATAGAGTCCTTGCTTCATTTCATCTTCTTCTTTGGCTTAGACATCCCTGCCTCAGACAGAGCAATCGCAACTGCTTGGCGAGGATTCTTTACAACCTTGCCACCCTTGCCTGAGTGCAATTCACCAGCCTTGTACTCACGCATGACTTTGCTGATTTTGGCTTGTGCTTTGGTCTTTTTCATTTGCCACGACCTGATTTCTTCATCATGTTAGTAGCAGTTCTGCCACCACGCATAGGCAAACCTTTTGGTTTTCCAATCGCAACCATGATGGTCACAGGAACGCCCTTTTTTTTGCCGTACTCTTTGGCTTCTTTCTCGCCTTTTTCAGAGTAGGGAAACTTCTTTTTTCCAACCATAGGCATAGTGTTCTCCTTATTTCCAGACACGATCAGCAATGAATGTAATCAAACCACCAACAGCAGATGCGACCATCATGCCACCCCAAAACCCGCCTTTACCTTTGTTGGCAAGTTCAAGTAAGCATTTGACATCAGCACTCAATTGGTGCATCTCTTTTTGGAGAGCCTCTACTTGGGCTTCAAGTTTTCCAAAGTCTCTGGCATCAATGTCAGACATTTAAATCTACCTTTCTGGGTCTTCCCATACGCTTAATTGTGGGGATGACAGGCGCACGAAAGGCGGTATCTGTTCTGATTTCTGATTCTACAGATTCTATGGTTACTTCTACTTCATCTACCCTTACATAACCCTGATGACCTTTCATGGAATCAATATCGACTTGATTGTGAAAGGAAACAAGATTACCCGATTGCAGACACTTAAAAGTAGCCATAAAACCCCTTAAATGAGAAAGGGGGGACTAGCCCCCCCTACCCTTAAACCATGCGAACGATAACGATACGCAAGGTTGAAGATGCCAAGTCCACTGTAGAACCTGACTCGTTTTGAATGCGGAACTTGACTGTATTGGCGGCACTGACATAGCCAGTGACTGTCAAACCAACCAAATCTACACCCAAAGATGCCCCAATAACCATGTCACCCAAGGCGACACCAGCTACGGTTACATCATCTGTTTCACCATCACCATCCGCTAGAGAACCAGCGTTTAGTGTTGCTTTTACAGCCCAAGTGTCGGAGAACAAACCCCGAAACTGGTCATTACCTCTGCGTGAGACTACTGCTGAAGCGGTTGCCATTTTGATTACTCCTAATTTAGTTTAAAAAAGACCCCCTACCACTAGGGCAGGGGGGACAACTGCAATTAGGCTGGAACTGCCAAGGCAAACATGGATGAAGACTTAGCCGCACCCACAGTAGCGGCACTACGCAAGGCGGCAACGCCATACAAAGTGTCACTTGTGAACAGCGTAGCAAGGTACTCTTGCTTGTACTGTACTTGTGAACGCACACCAACTTGCTCAACCAAGACCATCGCATCTTTGTGACCCATCAAGCACACACGAGCCGCACCAGAACCAGAAGTGGTATCAGCGTTGCTAGAGGTGAAGACAGGGATGCCATACAGGTTGCCAATTTCACCAGTGCGAATAGCGTCACCAGTACCGACAAATGCTTGTTCGGTGTAGCGAGCCAAACCCATCAGGGTGTTGCGGCTTGATGGAGGAATCAAGAAGAAACGATTGTCCATAGGAGTATCGTTGTCATCCAAACGCTGAATAGTGCGACGAATAGCCGCATCAGTCAGTGCTGACTCATTGTTGCTTGCGGCAACATAGGCAGTCGTACCGTCACCACCAATGTAGGCGGCGGCGTATGCGGCAGAACCAGCAGTACCACCGTTGGCTGAACGACCCAACTGCACCAAGTCTGTATCGACTTGACGAGCCAAGGCATAGCCAGCATCGGAGGTGTAGAACTGACGCATAGAGTTCAGAGCCTGTGCTTCCACGATGTCTTCAATCAAGCGGCTATATTCATAGTGCTTGTTGATCGACACTTGGACTTCAGACTCAGTGGCGGCAATCAAAGTGACTGCTGTCTCAGCGGCTTTGGCAGAAGCAGAACCACGGGTAGGTGCAGGAATGTGAACAGTGTCACCTTTCTTGCCCTTGAAGTTCATCTTCATAACCAAGTTGGCTAAAACTAGGTTCTTCTTGTATGCGGCTACGATTTCGTCTGACCAAATTTCAGGGATGAAATTAGCCGCTGTGGTGGTAGTGACACTACCTGATGGGGAAAATGCTGTTGCCATTTGTGTACTCCAAAAAATCAAAAGTTAGGGTTACTTGACACGCCCCTCTGCGTATGCCGCCATGATTTCTTCACTCAAGGCATCGTATCGGTTTGGGTCAGTCATCTTCAGCCGAATAAGGTCTGCCCTGCGATAGACTCGTTTTCCAGATTCTCCAGTACCACCCACATCAACAGAAGCCGCTTTAAGGTTCGACTTGCGTTGGGTTTCCCCTGCATCGCTAGTCTGTTTTGCCTTAACGCCTTTCAACTGCTTGTAGGTGCTCAACAATTCGTTTGCACTGTCGTAGTCGTATTCACCATCAGCTTTTGCATACAGACCAATGCGAACAGGTGAAGATTTCACCCAATTCACAAAGTCTGCATCTTGAACAATCTGACCGAAATCAGGGTGTTCTTGCGCCAGCTTTTGCTGAATCTGCATCTTTTTGAACTCTTGACTAGCTTGTCTAGCCGCAAGAACATCAGGATGGTTATCAACAGTCTTACGAACAGCCGCCTGTGGATTCTCGAAAAAATCTACTTCGGGTTCTTCCTCTTTAACAGGTTGAGACTTTCCAGCAAGGTTTTGCTTGATGAGTTCATCAGCGAGTTTCCTAACTTCCCCAACTTCTTGAGCTTGCTTGCCAATCAGCTTTTCTGCCTCTTGGTGCATCTTGATAATGTCAGATAACTGTTTGCCCCGATATTTATCAGGAATGTCATCTGACGCTGGCTCAATTGTTGATTCAAGCTTTTTCTGCTCAACAATGTCTAACTCACTTTGCATCTCGTCTGGGTTATCAATCAACATATTTTTCCTTTTTCCTGCCACTTTTGGGTTCTAGGATACACAACGGCATAATGCTTATGTTGTGGTTTTACGCTCTGCCGCCAACTTATCACGATGTTTCTTATCAAATTTCATCCATGACGATGGAAAATGACCTGACCATCCTTCCAAGTTAACGCTTGGTGCGCTGATCGTGCGATTGGCTGAACCACCGCACTCACACTGAGTTATTTGCGCCTCATAATCGCAAAGTCTCTCAATTCTGTGTCCACTCTCGCAGACAAATTCATACATTCTTTTCATTCAATTCCTCGTAGGCTCGTTCACTGACCTCTCTCAAGGTTTTTAGCCAAGTCAAGATGGAAAGTTCACCTTTTCTGAACATCAAGGTCTTTTCATCAGGAATTACGCTTATATTATTGAGTGACTCTATCATATTGTCAATATCAATAATTAAATCCTTCCACCCCTGATTTCCCATCATCTCAAATCGAGATTCGTAATACTTTTGTAGTTCTGAGGTCATTCTGTAACCTTAATCCAACTTATAGTTGATTCGTCCCATGAATAAAGTCCATCAGTAGGCATATCAACAGGTGCTGACCACAAACAAGTTTGTTCATTTAGCAACCAACTTGGATATGGTTTTGGTGGAATAAACGCATCTTTCTGACTATCGTATGTGTAACCGATACCAGCATAATTTTTACGAATATTACCGTTGTAAGAAGTTTGAATCCAAGTTTCATGACCTGTTAAATTTTTTAAAAACTCAACGCCAATAGATTCATGCTCATTACCCTGTGCATCCATTGTTTCACGATTGGCAACAACTAAAACATCTGTGACGATATTGTTTAAACCAATTTTTGCAAAATGCGCCATGTTTATCCTCAAGCAGTATATGAACCACTACCAGTAAATTTCAAAATTGTATTTGACCCTGATGTTGTGACTGTGGGTGAACCCGTTGTAACTCCTGAGTAACTTATAGTTGGAATTGAAAGAATCACAACACCTGAACCACCATTTCCAGCAGTGCCGCCCAAGTAACCCGATCCTCCACCACCGCCACCTAAATTAGTCGTGCCAGCAGTAGCATTGCCACCAGACGCATTTGCTCCAGTTCCACCCCCGCCAGTTCCACCGCTACCGGGAGTGCCACCATTTGTTCCCCCGCCACCGCCACCAGCATAAGTTACAGATGAGCCAGTAATAGATGATGCCGTTCCATTTCCCCCGTTTCCACCATTACTGCCAGATGAATTTGAGCCAACAGCCCCAGCACCACCACCGCCTCCACCACCACTATTTCCCGAAGTACTGGAGCCGCCATTGTTGCCTTGTCCGCTAGTCCCAGCACCGCCAGTTCCATTCTGATATGTTCCACCACCACCTGACCCACCAGTGCGCCCATTACCATTTTGTGCGCCACCACCACCACCGCCAGTCGATGTTATTGTGGAAAAAACAGAATTATTTCCATCTCCACCAGCGGCTAAATCTGCACCAGTAGTTCCACCTGCGCCCACAGTAATTGTGTATGTTGTTCCAGGAGTTAATGTAAAACCTGTGGCTGTTTTATATCCACCAGCACCCCCGCCACCAGCCCCTGCACCTGAGTGTCTTGCCCCCGCACCACCGCCAGCAACAACTAAATAATCCACATTGTATGGATAAATAGTAGAACTTAAATAAGCCCATCCTGCTGATGTATACACCTCATACTTTGATTCTGTCGTGTTATATCTAATCATTCCAGTATTTGGGCTTACTGGTCTTTGTGCAGTTGTTCCGACAGGCAAACTAAAATAACCAGTTGATGTGTTTGATTGGTCTGAAACTGCGGCAGGGGTTACTGATGTAGATGGAGAAGCCCATGTTCCATCGCCACGCCAGAAAGTGCTTGAACTTGCACTTGTTCCACTATTTAAATTTGTAACTGGTAAATTTCCAGATACATGAGTTGCTAAACCAATTTTCCCCCAAGATGGAGCAACACCAACTCCACCAGAAATAAGAGCATTTCCAGTTGCTACATCTGCCAATTTGCTTAATGCAGTAGTTGTAGAAGCATAAAGCAAATCACCAACATTATAAGAAGATAAACCAGTACCACCTGAAGTGGCAACTAATGTTGCAGATAAACCAGCCGCTGTACCAGTAGTATTCTGATTCAAAGTAGGCACATCAGCCGCTTGAATGGTACTCATAACTACATTAGTACCATTGCCACGCAAATATGAACCACTAGTAACTGCGCCAGCAAATGTATTCATTGCTAACTGTGCAGTAATTTGTCCAGAACCTCCATTGGCAATAGCAACAGTACCTGTGACATTCGATGCCGTTCCAGTGGTATTCTGGTTCAAGGTTGGGATATCAGCGGCAACAATTGCCCTGAATGTTGGAACTCCAGCAGACCCATCAGGTGCGGCTAATACATAGTTTGCAGTCTTAGAACCATAAGGATTCTGAGTGTCACCATATCCACTCGCCAAACTGATTGTTGGAGTCGTTCCACCAGTAGATGCAACAGGTGAAGTGACTCCAACTGAAGTCACACCAGAATTGGTGATTGTGAAGTTAGGGTAAGTACCACTCGTACTAATACCAGTACCAGCAGTCAATACAACTGTTTGGTCAGGGGCAGAATTTGTGATTGTGACAGCACCAGTAGCACCTGAAACAGAAATGCCTGTTCCTGCCACTGCTGAAGTTACGCCAGAGTTACTAACAGTGATTGAGCCAGCACCATTGCTGATGCCAATGCCTGTGCCAGCAGTTAAAGAGTTGGACTCCCACAATGATGTAGTTGCATTCCAAATAATGGTGTGACCATTGCTTGGAGTTTGAGCATAAACATTGTGTAACTCATCTAACTCATAGCCGTTTTGAATCCTGACCTCAATTGAGCCTTGATTCACATGGCTACGAGTGACAACACCTACATAAACCAAGTGGTTAGGTGCGTATTGTTTGGTAGATGTGTATGCGCCAGCCGTAGAAGAACTCAAATACAACTGTGTACCAGCGGCAAATGCAGAAGTGTCTAACCCTGCAATGTCGCCAGCCAAAATCACATAACCGTTATTGTTTGTTGAAATATCTGCCAGAATCAAACCAAGTGTTTGGGCAGAGGTAGTGTCCCCTGTTGCAAGAGCCTTGGTTACAGTCGCTTTGTTGCCAGAAGCACCATTGATATAGACAACTGTTCCCTTTGTCAGCGTTGAGCCTGTCTCATTGCGAACCTGAGCAATCAATCTTGGTGAGGAATAAACAGCAAGATCAGCAGTTGAGCCTGTTGTTGTGACTGTGACACTGGTATCAGCAGATGTGACAAATTGCAAAGTTTCAGATTGGTCAATCTTCTGCCAAACAGTTCCATTGAATAGCAACCAATCACCAACTTGCCAATCAGTGATGCCGTTTAGATTGGTAGAGCCAGCAGTTGCAACAATGTAGTAGTAACCATTTGTGCCTGTACTGCTTGCCAATGTTGGAGTATTGGTAGAAGCATTCCAAGTGCCTTGATAAGTAAGTCCTCCAACAATAGAAGCCCATGACAGGGCTGAACCATTGGTAGTTAAGAACTTTCCTGAGTTTCCTGTTTGGCTAGGAATCAGGTTATTGATTTGGGTCTGTAGAGAGGCTAGAGTATCAAGAACAGACTGAGAAGTACCGCCACCATTAGTAATGACTTTGATGCGTTCTGCAAGATCAGGAGCAACAACCTCACCAACATTGAGTTCAACACCACTAGACAGGACAATGACAAGGCTACCATCAAAATCAATCCGAGCAGAGGTAACAGAAACACCATCAACACCATCCACTCCATCACGCCCATCTCGACCAGCGTCACCCTTATCACCCTTTGCGCCATCTCGACCTGCTTTTCCATCTTTGCCATCCCTTCCATCCTTGCCGTTGATACCATCACGACCATCTTTGATAGAAGCAACACGCTTTTCAATGGCATTGCCAACATCGTCATAACGAGAGCGAATGTCTGCCTCAATCTTCTTGAGTGCTTGAACAACTATGTCAACATTCTCGCCAATCTTGCGTTTTTGTACCTCTTTGGCTTCGGCAACAGTAGACTTAATGCCCTCAAGAACAGCCATCTGCTGTTCAGGAGTCATGTTTTTAAGGATTAGTTCCTTGGCGAGTTTTTCGACATCCATTATTCAGTACCAGTTTGAGCAGAACTTAACTGCTTGGTCAATTGGTTGAGGAAATCTTCTTCCATGCCTGAAATCTTGTTGTTTTTCTCAGCCATTTGCAGTTCAACAATCTTAGACTTGTTTTTGATGTCTGCTTCCTTCAACATCAACTCAGCAATCTTAACTCTCTTGTCAAACTCTTTGGAAGCCAAGTCATCTTGGTTCGGAAGATTCTTTGTCACAGCCGCCATGTTCTTGGCTTGCACTTCTTGAGGCATCAACTGTGCTTCTGTGAGCAATTTCTGTGCTTCAGCCCTGTTTTGTTCAGCCTGAGTGGTAGAAACTGCAATCTGAGCCTGTGCCGCTTGGATAGCCAACTGCTGTTGAGCCTGTTGCATCTGCTGTGCTTCAGGATTGGGTTGCATCATTTCTTCCAACTTGGCAATCAACTCCATTCTGTTGCTCAAACTGCTATTTCCAATGATTCCTTTAAGAATAATCGGCAAAACAGGAGTCTCAGCACCCAAAGTCTGCAACAAACCAATAAATTGCTGTTGCTCATACTCTCTGGCAATGATGCCCAAGGTGGCGGTAGGCACAAAATTCATGTCTACAGAGGGATAACGCTCTGGGTCAAACTGCATGAACCTGAAAGCCGCCTTTTTGATAAATGGAATCAAGAAATCTTCTTGGAAATTCACCAAAGTGCGCTTGTATTTCTTGATGATGGAGGCTACTGCCATCGACATACCACCACCATCACGGGCAGATTGGCTGACCATGCCCTGAGAATCCAGTGTTCCAGTGGCTTGAAGCAACATACGCTCAAATTCTTTGGCAGTGGCTAGGTTGTTGGGGTCACTTTGACCAAACTTGAATGGATAAAGAATCTCACTGGGTGCGCCATTGGTGAGGATTGCCTTGCCCGGCTTTATCTCAAACTTCATACCCCTTGGCAACCGTGTTGCATCCATTGCAATCATGGGAGAAGTGGTCAATGCAAGTGAGTCTAAGTGGCTACGGGTCTGTGCATCAATGGCTTTTTGCATATTGAAGGCTTTTTCCACTGTGCCACGACCCAACAAACGGTTAGGAACAGTGTCATCTTGGTATGCCAAGACGGGTCTGTCCTTCATCATATAAGGGTTTTCCTCAGCCTTGAGCAATAAACCATCGTTGGCAATCACGACAATGGCTTCAACCATGTCGGTGTAGTCTTCTGCGGCAGAGTTCTCAGGAAACAACTCGACAATCTCTTTGTTTTCTTCTAAGTTGTTCAAGTATTCACGGGGAACAAGACCGTAGTAGGTGAGCAAAAGCACCTTCTCGTCTTGGTACTGAGACACTTCTTGGGTTGGCTCAAGGTCAGTGTCTTCGTAGGTGGGCGTGATGTCTACCTTGCGGTAGATGCCTCGTTCAATACCTTCAACAACCTTGTGGATTGAGACATATTTCTCGATAGCCACGCCCATGCAGTCATCAATGGAAGTACCGTTGGGGTCGAAAAGGAAGTTCTTGGGATTGACAGGCATGATCTTGACTGCAATCCTGTCTCTTTCCATGACTCCAATTGCCGCTTGACCGGGCTGACCGGGGATAGGTCGTGTAGAGGGGATAAATTCTTTCTCAGTTTTGACAATAATCTCGCCAATGCCTGTACCGTAGATTTCAGCCATCAACTCAATCTGGTCAATGGACTTCCTAATCTTGTCTTTCTTGAAGTCTTCCATCAGTTGAGCCTTGATTAACTCAACATCAATGGCATTACCGTTCACATCTTGGATATTGTCTTCAATGTCAAAGAACTCGCCTTGCCCAAAGATAGCTTCCATGATCTCAGCATGACGAGTTTCAACGGCTTGTTGTGTGGCAGGGGTGACGATACGGCTACGCTCAGACTCACGGGTCTTGTCTTCAGAAGCCCATTGACCTCGAAAGATGCGTTCGTACTCTAGCCAATCAGGGAGGAAGTTGGTGTCTCGGTAATCACGCCAGCGTTGGCAATGGTCAGTGACAAAATCTGTCAATTCTTTATCAGCCTCAGTCGGCTCATAAAATTCGTTTTGTTCAAGTTTGTCTGTTGCCATTTATATCCCCGATATTACATCTAGTGGTTGCCACTCATCTTCTTGATCTTCCTCGAAGTATGTAGTGACAGCAAGTTGGTCGATGTATGACAAAGAGTCGGGTAAGTCATCGTGTACGCCTTGGGCTGGAAACATTAAGAGTTGGTCTTTGAATTCATCCCAATCTTCCTCAGAGTTCAGCACAATGCGCCCATGCTCAAACCGCCCTTGGAGACTCCAGATAATCCTGTCAGCCTTTTTCCTGTTGCCATGCGTTAAGTCAACTATGTGCGAATATACATTATTTTTTCGCATTAAGTCACTCAAATACGGCAAAACTGCGTTTTTTAACGCTCCCCTCTCGATTCCCACCGACAAAGGGCGGTATTCCCGCATTTTCAGCAGAATCGTGGCGGCTGTCTCCCTGATGTCCCACCGCCCATAGGCAATCTCTTTGACAAACCACTTCCCATCGTCTGTGACCTTGACCACAGAGATAGCAGTCTGGTCTAGCCTTTTCTTGGAATTGGCGGCTTGTTTGGCAACTTCCTCAAAACCAGCCAAGTCCACAGCAATGTAGTAGCTTCCATGCTCAGGTTCTACTCCATATTTCAGCCATTCTTCCTTGAAGACATCTGAGCCAGCATTGTCAAAGGAAGCCATGTACTCTTGCTTGAAGGCAAAGGTAGAGAGGGTTTTCTTGGCAGATTCAATCTCAGAGGGGTCGATCAGGGGGTTATCTTTGGTGGTGAAGTGCCAAGATTTCCAATCTTTGTCTTCTTCTGATCTTCCAAGTTTAAAAATGTCATAGAAAAAGTTACGACCTTTGGGAGTTCCGATGAACATTGCCCGACCTTTTTTGTCTGACAGCGAAGCTCGAATGACTTGCTCCCAAGCCTCTGGTTTGATGTCGGCAACCTCGTCAAGCACAGCATAGGTGAGTGACACTCCTCGCAGAGTATCTGGGCGATCTGCACCTCTAACATAGATTTTTGCTCCGTTTATCAGGGTGATGTCCATGTTGTTGATGTGGCTAGACTGAATGACATCTCTGCCCAACTCCATCAAAACATCCCAAATAATCTGCCTAGCCTGACCATTGGTAGGTGCAACATACAGCACAGCCGAGCCAGCAGTGCATTGCAGTCCTTCAATCAGGAGGGTAACGGCTGAGAGGCGAGACTTACCACATCTTCGACCAGCGGCAATGACTTTAAACCTTGTTTTATCACTAAAAACAATTTGTTGCCAAGGGAGGAGACTGAAGTTCAAATCAGACATCTTTGCTTTCTATATCTTCTGCTTCTAGGACAGGGTTTTCCCCAATACTGACACCACCAATGCCTGAGATTGTGATGTTGACTGCGGAGCGTTGTTTTCCTTCTTTTTCAAACAGGGAGACAGGAAGCATTCTGTCCATACAGAGTTTGAGTGCCGCCATTTGAGCAGGGTGTTCATCATTCATGGCGATCTCAACTGCCTTGTAGACAACATTAGAACCAGCACTGTTTATCAGGAGTTCTTTGAGTTCTTTGATTTTCTGTTGTTCAGTCTTGGGTAAGACAAGGGCAGAGGGGTTGTCTGCATATTTGGATAAGGTCATCTTGCCTGAACCACGGGGTCTACCCTTTTTCTTCAGGTTATCAGGAAGTGCATCTACAGCGTTCATCTTTTGTCCAATTAAAGGAAGAAGGTTGTTGGTGGCTCCCATGAGGCAGGGTTGGGCGCAATCCAACAACGAAAAACTCCCACGGAGCCAAACCGTTTCCACCAACACGGCTGGAGACTAAAGCGAGCGGAGCGATTCTGGAGCGTCCTCCATCAGTTCGCTTACCATTTGCCATAATCTCCATGCGTCTTGGAAGTTAGTACACACTTTACACGAGAATTGTTTTCTTGTATAGTGAGTACACACACACGGGGGCATCACCCACCCCTCTATGCGGTTGAGCCGACCAAGTAGGATAAGCGTAGTGAACCATGTAGTTCTCAAGTAAAGCACAAGACTTGAACGGGGCTAGTAGCGTGGAGAGATAGCACTGACAAGCATCTCTAACTTAGATAAACGAGAGGCTCTCCTTTAAAAAAGGACACCACCCCCTACGGGTGACTTTCCTATTTCGTCTCCTCCCCTAATCCAGATAGCCATATTTAATGTTGTACGGTTAGATTACTTTTTAAGTGCGGAGGAGGTATCACAAATATTTACAACTCACACACACCCCTCCCCCCCCATCAAAGTGTGCACTCACTTACAAGTAAGCACTCACACACATAGAAGTGAGCACTCGCTAACCAATCCAGTAAGTACTTACTAACATTGTGTAAATGATAATGATAATGCGGTATCAGTAAGTAGGAGTTATGCACCATATTGCACAAACCTGTATATATCTAAAATTCCGCATTATGAAATCATTAGAGTTATTTCGCCATATGAAAAAACAAGGCAAAAATACTGTGTAAAACGACAGCATAGGGAAACTACTAGTTTTGATTTTATTGTTTGATATCAAGCACTTAGCTGTTATCAAAGTTATATGGCACGATTCTATTATGTATATATATGTGAAGACCGCAAATCTTCATATTCCTAAATTTTTTGAAAGGTGTAAATCATGGGATATTTCAGCAAAGTATGTGCTAAATCTAATTTGCCCGTTGTTCATTCTGACAGGGGTTACAACGCTTTAAACACTGTAGTAGCTCTCCTACCTAACGGAACTAAAATTACAGGCTCGTATGACGGCTACGGACGGGTTGACGGCATAGAATTACATGAGCAATGGGACAAGGTTAAGTTCGTACTGTTGCAACATTATGCGGGCGAGTCATACGATGACCTTGGAAAATCAGGCGATGAAATGGCACAGGGTCATTTTATGTCTGACAATTTCTTGCTCTATTGCACAATGGTCAAGCCTAAAGGCTTTAAGACCTACGGAGGCTATAAAACAGCTTTCCGCAAATACGCTAATTGGTAATTTGACCTAATCCTAGTAGTCCTATGGTTAAAACTTTTTGAGTGCTGGAAATTTTTTCGGAGAGGCTTTGTCATGTCTGATATTTTTGAAATCGTGCCTGAGTCGCACAAAGTAGCTTGGATCAATCACGGCTTTTATGTTGCTCAACCTTGGGTTGATTGTTCTTATTGTGCCGATGGTGATGGAATCGTAACCATTGAACAGAGGGGCGGCTTTTATCATTTAGTTGACCAAGGGACACACATAAAAAAACTAGGTGCTAACCTGTCGCAAGCCTTGAAAACGGCAGAAAATTATTTGCACACTAACTATCGTCAGATTTATGATGACCACAGACTCTAATCCGAAAAAAAATCCAGCGACACCATTTACTTACTTTTGAGAGGCTTAAATCATGGATAAAAAAGAGATTCTTTGGGCTATTGTTTGTGTTGCTGTCTTTGCCTATATTGGCTTTTTATTAGCTTTTAGAGGGTAAGAGTTCAAACCATTGCCCTATTTCTAGGGCTTTGGCTTGCGCTTTGCAAGGGCTTGCAGGGGCTAACCTGCGTTTGAAAGGCTTCAAGATGAATAATTTATTTGAACAATTCCAAGGCGCAGACCTTGACCGACTCGCTGACTGTTTAACTGCTATTCGTAAAGCAGGGCTGAAAACCGATAAATATACACAGGCAGGGGTCAATCAATCCTCGGGCAATGTGTGGGTTTGGTCTGAAGATTGGTCGGGATGTGTGGCTTGCTCTATTGGTTTCGATGTGTTTTGGGTTTACTCATGTAGAGAATGTGGCGAAGAATTTGAGTTTGAAACTTACTCAGAGCTGGAAATTTTTTCTGAGTCAAATACCGAAGATTGCACAATGTGCCGCACTGAGGAGGTGACAGCATGAAACACACAATGGTCTACTTTGGAAATATGACTCATGGCACATTTTCTATAAATGGCGATGAAACACCTATCGTCATCATTCATTCAATTGACGAAAAAGCCATTATTGACCCTGATTCTGTTGACGAAATGATGGAATTACAAGGGTTTGACAGTTATTTAATCCCCGATGAATTTACAGGCGAAATTGTATTTTCTAGGGCTTTTTTTAAGGGGCTTTCAGAATGACACAAACCCAAGCCTTAACCCAAGCCTTAACCCAAGCCCTGATTCTTGCCATAACAGCACCTGATGATGACAGGGCAACCCAAGCCGCCACACTTGCCGAAAAAATAGCCAGCGGGTTAGATTCTTCTCAAGTAGAGCAATGTAAAGCCGATGCCCTGCTAATTTTGTAGATGGCATGATATACGCCACAATTGCTCTAATTTTGAAAATTATTCTCAGAAAATAAGTTGGTGAGCACTTTTCAATTTTAAGCCCTTCGGGGCTTTTTTCTTGTCTACCATTATCCAAGTATTCCCAAGGCAAAAAACCCGCCTAAAAAGCCCTATAAATCGTCCGCATAGGGGTCGTCAACAAACAAGCATATCCCAACATGGTTTAGGTCAAAATCAGGGCGCAACCCTACACGCCAAAAGTGTGCCGCCCAACGAATCGAAATCCGAGCACCTTCCGATATTGAACCACCACCGATATGCTCTAAGGCTTCTTTTTCCCTGTCAGAATAATAAATAACCTGACCCTTTTTGCCTTTTGGTGCATGATTATGTCGTTTTTTTGGTTTCAATTCCATGCAATGTGTGCCTTAAATATTCAGCAATTAGTAGGGCTTCAGCTTTGTTTATGTCCTTTTTCCGTTTAAGTTTGGCTTCAGGCCATAGGTATCGTGCCATATCCAACGATTCACTTTTGTCAGCGGTCAAATGGAAATGCTTTTTCCAGCGTTGTGGGGTGACAAGGTGAACAGGGTAGCGTGTTAACTCGCAAACCGCACTAATCACCCCTACTGCCCGACCAAATGTGAAAGTGCTGGAAACCCCTTGGTTTGGCATTGAATGCACTTGTTCCATGCAAATCTCTGCGCCCTCTTTGGGGTCGACAATGGATAGGATTCGACTTTTAAAGACAAGGGCAAGTATGTGCTTGTCCTTATGTTCAATATCGAATGACTCTAGGTAATTACCATCATGGTCTACTGCACCCAATGCGCCTGAAACAGCACCGGGGTCAATTCCTATATAAATCATATAGTTAGTCTCCGCAGAAACAGGCTATTGTTTCTTCTGTAGCGTCAAACATATCTATTTGGTCTTTGCCAAATTGTTTCATTGCCGCATAAGTTGGGCGGTCTTTTGAAAATCTGCCGCCAATGATTTCTTCTTGTTTTGCCCACCAAGTAGCCCTGTTTGGCTCATGTTGGATGATGGACATTAGCTGATGTGCGCCCTTCATAAAGCACAAATCGCAGTTTCCAAGAGGGGTAATTTTGTCAACAAATTGAAGTTCAAGGTCAAAATCATTTGATTTCCAAAACCGCTGGACATCGGATTGTGTGACCCCTGCCAATGCTAAAGGCGCATGAACTGTTTCCCTGAGTTTTCCAACTCGCTTAGGTTCATCAGCACGAATTCCCGCCAATGTCTGAAATTCCTCAAACCCTTTAGATTTCATAAAACGAGCTATTGGGTTAATTTTTAGTTCTGTTGTACAAAATCGCATAACTGAGTTGGGCAAAAATGATTTTTGTTTAATTAATTCAGCAAAAGGCTCACCATCTCTGGATGCGGTTTCGTAAGTGACCTCTACGAATTTATCAGTATTCCTTGTGAATTCAAGCCAATAGATAGGAATATTCCACCGCTTTTGGCATTCGTTGACAAATTTTAAAGTTGATTCGTGTTCTTTCCCTGTGTTGCAAAAAATGACAAAGGTTTCATTTGGTAGGCTCATTTGGTGAGCTTCTAAGACCCTGTAAAGCATATAAGCCGATGTTCTACCACCCGAAAAACTGATGCAAGTTGGTTCATTTATCAGAAATGGATTCATTTTGTGCTTTCATTATTTTCGTCAATTCCTGACTGATTCCCTTGAAAATTCCCAATGGATGCAGTTCCAGTTCCTGTGCTCTGTGCCATGCGTGTGCTTTCCAACCACTCGTTGATGCCATCTTGACTAAATGGTCTAGAGTGGATTGGTAAAGGTCGTACCGCATCCCCTGTGAGCCACAAGGCTTCGGTGATGCGTTTGATAGATAGATAACTGTTCCCATCTTTCACCTCATCCAAAAGACGGTTTGCTTGTTCTTTTGTCATGCTGTTTTTCCTAAAACTGCCCTGATTTTCGCTAAAACTTCAGGATTTGGTGGCGCAGTCTTCAGCCTATCCTCATCCAGTTTGACAAGCGCAGGGTCACGCTGTGAGCTTGATGGAACTGTTACCATTGCAATATCAACCTTGTTAAAGGTATTTTGCTTTTGAACAACCCAATCAGCTTTAAAAGACTGCCAGTTGCGCAAGACAATCTCTTTTAACGCATCTTCTAAGGTAAACCCTGCTTTTTCTGCTTCTTTCTGAATTCCATCAATTACCAGTTGCGTTACCTGTGCTTTCTTGGATTTCCTGTGTTTGACAAATTCATCCCAAACAGATTGTGAAATGCCGTCAGGCATGGCAACGACAGTTGCTCTTATATTTGGTTTATGGTTATTGGTTATTGGTTCATGGTTATTGGTTGGTTGAACGACTGTTGAACCGGAATCCAACGCCCGTTCAACGCCCGTTGAGTTTCTGTTGAGTGCTCTTTTTGCGGCAGATGCTTTTCCAGCTTTAGATGCAGTCTCAAGTTGTTGTTTATAAAAGGAAATTTCTTTATCGCATCTTTTGTGATGCCACATATTGTTTTCCATGCTGAAAAACATTTCAAGTATTCCTTGTAAGGTTTCTTGCTGGTCACGAGCATTTACTTTCATCGACAACTCAAAAATTGAGTTTGGCAATGGCTGTTCCGTGTCGTAATAGAGCCAAAGAAGTTTGAGATAAATCCCCACTTCTTCGTTTGTCAAAAAAGAAGTGTCTTTAATAAAGTCACCAATGTGATGTTGGTAATAGTGCATTTCCCCACGCCCTAAAATCCACCCTGAAAAGAAACTGCGGCAGGAGGGGTGGGTTCTCTTTTCAATGGGGTAGCTACTCCCCATCTAGCCGTGTTTCAAACAATCATACATCAATAGCAGTTAGTGTTGCAATTGTTCCCATAACAACAGGTTTGGCAAGTCACATAACGACCATTTGCATAGTAGGTATGGGTTGAACAAGCCGCCCACAATGTCAGGCTGGAAAGTGCTAAGTGTGCGCCAATAATGACTTTTTTCATGTTTTCTCCTTAAGTTGACTCTTTCGATTCTCCATCGAATTCTTGAGCAAGTTTCTCAACCACACAGAACCGCCAAGTTTGCGAAACTCCAACCATTGGTCAAAAGTAACTCTTGTGGCGATTTTGAGTGGGCTTCCTGTGATTTCCGATTTGTGTCTAGCCATGTGCGTAAAGTAGCATTGTGGTTAATGTTTGACAATAAGGGTATGTCCTAATGTCAGACAGAATATAGTGTCGTACAGTATCCATTCATCAACAGAAAGGCGTTTATGAAATTCGATGTTTGCTTGGATGAACTCAGAGACTTACAGTTACCAGAGACTGAATGGGAATTACGGGTCAAATGGTCATACGACCCAGACTACAGCCCTAAAGAAGGGCTTTACCAAAAATACGAGTTTGAATTACAAAAGTTTGTTGACGACAAGTGGGTTGACATCACTGATGAGTTGTCCAGTTTTGACTTTGCCAAAATCGTGCGTTTGATTGAGGAGAATGACAATGATGACATTCTCTGAAGTCTTTGGGCGCATCGCACTCATTGTTGCCTTGCTGATGGGCATAAACCATGTTTTAACGCCATCACCACAGTCACAGAGCATCCAAGTCATCAGCAAGAAGAAAAGTCTCTTAAAGGCTTGTGTCAGGCTTCACAAAAGAAAGGCAAAAAACTATGCAACCGTCTGTGAAAAACGAGGAATCTATGTCTGAATGGAAGACCCAACAACAAGTCTATGACGAACTCAGAAACGACATTCTTGAAGAAGTGGCAGTCGAGATTGAGAAGATGAAATGCTTTGGCAATGACACACTGAGTTCATTTGGCATTTTCATCAGGGGAATGAAGAAATGAAACTCATTAACCAAGATAAGTTTTTCTTGGAACTGCATGGTCAGTTAATGTGTGCGGTTTGCAATAAGACAGTCGATAAGATTGAATATATATGCGACCCTTACTTTAGAAATGGTGTCAATTTTCGGGCGTATTGCCATAGCGAAACAGAAACAATATTTCTTCCAGAGGAACTTATTTTGGACAGCAGTATAAGTTTTGGTAAAGCCTTTCTGTCACAACCACAATTGGAGAACAAATGACACATGATGAAATCATGGAGATGGCACAAGAATGCAATTTGATTGGAATACGCCCACACCTTGATGGCATTTATTCCGAAGCACTTGTAGCCTTTGCCCACCTTGTAGCCGCCAAAGAGCAAGAGCGCATTATTGAAGTGGTTGAGCGTTTAGGTACATGGGCGCACATAACTGAAGTGGTAGCTGAAATCAGAGGTGAAGCATGACACATGATGAAATCATTAGTATTTACAAAGAAGTTTCAAACAAAATATGCAACGGCACAGAGTGGTGTTGGTCTGGTGCTGGCGAGCCTTTGAAATTGTTTGCCAACCTTGTAGCCGCCAAGGAAAGAGAAGCCTGTGCAAAGGTGTGTGAGGAACATCCTGATGGCATGAATATGTTAGGTGGTGCGTATATTGCCTGTGCCAAAGCCATCAGAGACAGAGGAGAACAAGCATGAACATTACTGAAGAACAATTTGAAACACTCATTGGATTGCTTGCTGTAATTGAAACTTCAGGCTCTGCGAATGGCAAACCAGTGATGGGATTGGAGGGTGCAGTAGAAGCCTTTTTCACAATTCAAGAGTTTGTAGCCCAACTGGAGAAGAACACATGACACAAGAAGAATTGCAACTTGTGCTTAATGCGTTGAAGTGGTGTCATGGTGGCGAACCTTGCGGAACAGCAGAAGCCATTGCAGTAATTGAAAAAGCCTTGGCAAATGTCGCTACCAACGACACATCAAAGGAATATGTCGATGAAATGCAAAAACAGCGACATGAGCAAGAGCCTGTGGCGTGGGTATGGGTAAACAATAAGGGTTGGCTAAATTATGGAGAAACCCCCCATGATATGTTTAAAAGTTCGCCACTTTACCCACACCCACAGCGCACATGGGTAGGGCTGACGGATGAGGAAATTGATTTGGTATGCGTTGGCTTGTGGTCAGGTGGCTGGAGAAAAAAAGCAATGCAAGACTTTGCCAAAGCCATTGAAGCCAAGTTGAAGGAGAAAAACACATGACAAACGCATTTGACTACAAAGGCCAACCGTCAATTTGGACAAGAGATTCTGAGTTGAAGATGATTACACTTGGCAAGAAAATTGGCCTGAAACGCAGAGAACAACTGCGTGAAAAAGAAATTCAAGGTCATCATCCACTCCAAGCAAGAAAGAACAAAAAGTGAAGTCAGCATTTGATTACAAAGGTCAGTCATCGGTCTGGTTGACCGATACCAAAATGAAGCGTTTTAAACAAGGTGAGGAGTATGCCAAGCGCAAGCAAGACAAACGAGGCATCCATGAGCAAAACCAAGTCTTTATCTACTCTAAAGCCCTGTCTGGCAAAAAATGATTCAGCAAATCAGGACATTCTTTGGCAGACAAAGAGGTGAAAGCGGTAAGCGCAGAACCGAAGTCAGGATGGGAGTTGCTTGGATTTGCTTGAGTTGCGGCAAAGTGTTCACTAACAAAGCACTTGCAGACATTCATAAGTGCATTAGGGAAATTCCCTATATCAATTACGATAATGTCTGACAGAATACACACATTGATAGGTTTTTAACAGGAGTGAATGATGATTGATTTAGAGAGAGATAAATGGATGGCACTGCAAGACCTTAGTCCCTCAGATGTTGCAGATGCGATATGCGATAGTCAAGCAATAGTCGAAGCAATCCAATCAAACGCATGGGCTGATGTTGCTGATATGGTTCGATCAAGAGTCGAACTCAAGGCAGAGAGATTGGCACAAGTCGCAAACGATCTACCATTAACACCTTGGGTTGATAGTGAAGAAGAACTCAATCTCTGGCGTTATTACCGCATGGTATTACAGCGTGAGGCTATTGAACAGAACAAGCCTAAACTGCCTAAAATCAACCCTTACACCAGCGAGGCCAGCAATGAAAACTAAGCTGAATCTTGAGAGAATCATTGAGGAGCATTCAAATGAGTATTACTGTGCGTTCTGCATTAAGCCTCGCAACCCAACAGATAAATGTTGTGATGACTCGTTTTTTATCTTATTTCGAGATTTGGACACCCACACTCAGTTTGAAAGAGCGTCAGAGATTGCTCAGAAAGGCGGCTAGGAGAGTGAAAGAACAACCTAAGACGCAACGGGTGGTTATGCCATCCAAACTCATCACCGACCCAACATTCGGGTATGTGAACTCAGCCCTGACAAATGTTCAGGATACATGGAAGAAGCATTCAACAGGAGTAAACAATGCTGGATTATTCAACAATCCTAATGCGGATAGAAAGAACAACAAAGAGTCTGGAGGAGAAGTGCCTACACAAAAAATTCGTAGGGTTCAATAACGATATTGCTCAGATACACAGCGATTTGACGCTGTTGGCAATGTGGTCAGTTAATCAAGAGGCGATAGATATTTTTAACGATGTAATGGGAGTCAAGGAATGAATCAAGAACAGGTGTTAAGTCTTCTCGGTAAGAATGTCAACGAAAATACCGAAAAGAAAAATGGTCTTACATATCTATCATGGGCATGGGCATGGGCAGAGGCTTTAAAAGCCGACCCTGAAGCATCATACAAAATAGAAATGTTTGGCGATAAGTGTTACATGGACATCAACGGCACTGCAATGGTGTTCGTAACAGTCACATTGTTTGGCAAACCAATGATGTGTCAATTGCCTGTTATGGATAGTTATAACAAGTCCATTACTGTTGAGGGTACTACAACAGTCAATAAATACGGCAAAGAAATCACCACCAAACTCGATAGTTTTAATGTCAACACCGCCATCATGCGTTGCATGACTAAAGCACTGTCATTGCATGGCTTGGGTCTGTATATCTATGCTGGTGAAGACTTGCCTGAAGGTGAAAGTTCAGACATAGATGTCAACAGCATGATTGACCATTTGGCGGCTATTGAAGCGGCATCCACCATTGAGGAGTTGAAAGATGTTTACACCACTGCTTACAGTGCTTGCGGTTCTGATAAGAATTGGCAGAAAAAAGTGATTGATGCTAAAGAAAAGCGTAAAGGAGCATTGAAATGAACAACCCACAAGCATTTCCAATATCAGGCTCACAGTACCGACACACGCAAGGCATGACTTTGCGAGACTACTTTGCGGCAAAGGCTATGCAAGCAATCATCAATGAGACAAGCATAAACGTAGGGCCAAACGCACAGGCTGATGATTTATGGAATGCAAAGGTCGCATACCGATACGCAGACGCAATGTTGAAAGCGAGGGAGGCATGAGTGATATTGATAAATGGCTAGAACCCGGTGCAATTGTTCCTGTGACAAATGAAACTATCCATACTCTTATTGACCACATAAAAACAATGTATGGGAAAGAAACAGAAATAGTTTTTACAACAAATATTGAGTGGGATATTGGCTGGATGGATGTTAAAACATCATCAACTTGCCCACCCAACTTGAAACTGATATTTGATAAAAAAACTGGACAACTTAAATCTACGGAGATGATATGAGTGAAGTTGAACAAGGAAGCGAAGCATGGTTTCAGCAAAGATGTGGCAAAGCTACTGCTTCTCGTATCTCTGACATTGTTGCTAAGACAAAGACAGGCTACAGCACCAGTAGAGCAAACTACATGGCACAACTGGTAGTCGAGCGCATGACTAACCAAGTGGCAGAGTCTTACTCAAATGCCGCTATGGAATGGGGGACAGAAAATGAACCCTTTGCCAGAGCCGCATACGAGGTCAAAACAGGCAATACAGTCGATCAGGTAAGTGCTATTGACCATCCACGCATTGCCATGTCTGCCGCCTCTCCTGATGGGCTTATTGGGGATGATGGGTGCTTAGAAATCAAGTGTCCCAACACTGCAACCCATATCGACACTATTCTTGGTGACGAGCCAACAAAGAAGTATTACGACCAAATGCAGTGGCAAATGGCGTGTGCAAACAGAAGTTGGTGTGACTTTGTGAGTTTCGACCCACGAATGCCAGCACACTTACAACTGTTTGTCCAAAGAATCCAGCGCAA